TTTGTTGATGTTAATCAAGTTGGATCAATTAAACTAGGAGATAAATACGCTACTGAACCTTTATTATATGGTAATATAACTCAATATTAACTTCAACAATTAATTACTAGTATTAAAACATTTACTAATGCTGTTTTCACAGCGAAAGATGTGGCAACAATAAACATAGCCGCTAAAATATTAAATGGTCAAGTAACAGCAATTGAAAAAAATACTTTACCTAATATAAAATCTAATATAAGTTACACTAAATAATGGCAGGGTACAATGACATAACAGCAGAACAATTATCAAATGCTACTCCTGACTATATAAAAGCTCAAGGAATAGAAGCCTTACCTCAACTATTAATGATTTTAGGAGATCAAATTCCTCTTCTTATTCAACCCGCTTTAGATGCTTTACAAAAAGAATTAGTAGAAAAATATCAAAATAATGATACTTGTCCTGATGCTGCTTCTTTACAACAATCAATAAATAAAAGAAATAACGCTGTTGATTCATTAAATAGAGTTGGAAAAGTTATAAATGTGACTACAATAACATTAACAGGAGTATCCACAGCATTATCCATTTTACAAGGTGCTAATAATTCTATTGACGCCTCAAAAATAGCCGCTAAAATAGCAGCTGCTCTTAACCCGGCGTTAGCTGCTGCTTTACCTAGTGTGTTAGCTTCTTTAGACACAGCTAAATTAAGTTTAAACTTAGATGCTGAGTGGCAATCTCGAATTAAAAAATATAAAACAATAGCGTCAGCTTCTAGTTTGGCTCTTTCTATAATTAATTTATTTGTTTTAGCATCTGTTAAAGCTTTAAATAGTATAGATTATAATTTATCAAGATGTGATCCTAACGCTACCCTAATCCCTATTTCAAAGGAAATAGAAACATTATCTGTTTCACAAGCAAAAGCAAACCAAACAGTAAATGAAATGACCTATCAAGGATTTATTATTGAAATACAAGAAGTACCTTTTTCAGATACTGTTACTCGTAGAAAAGCGGTTGGTAAAAATTCTCAAGGTATTCCTTTAGTTGAAACAGAATTATCATTCACAACATCTCCACAAATCCTTATTAGTGAACTTAAACTAATAATTGATAGAGATAATTTAAAAGCTTATTAACCCAATATTTATAAATAATGAAACCATCAGATTTTAAAAAAATTATTAAAGAGGCTGTAAAGGAAGCTATTCAAGAAGAATTAAAAGATATTCTATTGGAAGCTGTTAAAGCCCCTAAAATGGTTCCTGCTGGTACTGGTTTCGGTACCGTAACAGAATCTAAAGGAACTTATGCTCAACCGCATATTGAACAACCTAAAAAACTTACACCCGCTGAAAGACAAGCAATGTTTGGAGGTATTTTAGAAGATATGCAAATGGGAAAACCAGCCAACTCAGCATACGCTGGTAATTTCAACCCAGGAAATGCTGATCCTATTAATGGTTCTTTACCAGAAGGTAATGTTGGATTAGACCAAATAATGGCTTTAATGAACGGTAAGTAATGGCATTTGGAGCAAAGAAAATATTTCCTATAGATACTAAACCTGGAACAGGTGTTGGTGTGGGTTTGCCTTTTAATGCCCCGGGGGTATTTAAAACTACTTACACCACACAAGAATCTATAAGAGTCAATTTAATTAATTTTTTCTTAACTAACCAACCAGAAAGATATTTAAACCCTACATTTGGTGGTAATTTAAGAGCGTTCATTTTCCAACAGATTAATGATGGAAATATTGAGTTTTTGCAACAAGATATTCAATCTCAATTAGGAATTCATTTCCCTAATGTTATTATAGAAAGATTAAGTATTGATCCTACACCCGATATTTATCAAGTTGTTGTTGAATTAAAATATAGTATTCAAGATACAGGTATAACAGATACAGTCCAATTAGCGTTTACATAATGGCTATAAAAAGAAGAAATATAACATATATAAATAAAGATTTTAGTGAACTAAGAGCAAGTCTTGTTGACTATGCTAGAACTTATTTCCCTACAACATATAACGACTTCTCAGAAGCATCACCAGGAATGATGTTTATGGAAATGGCAGCCTATGTAGGTGATGTTTTATCATTTTACATGGATAATCAAATCCAAGAAACATACTTACAATACGCTCGTCAAACAAACAACTTATATGAGTTAGCATATATGTTTGGTTATAGACCAAATGTAACTTCTGTAGCAACTACAAATATTGATTTTTATCAACAAGTACCCGCTAAACTCTCAGGTTCAACTTATATTCCTGATTTTAGTTATGCTTTATTTGTAAACCAAAACGCTATTGTTAATTCAACTTCTATAACTAATACCCCTGCATTTTTAGTAGAAGACCCTGTAGACTTTTCAGTTTCAAGTTCAGGTGACCCAACAGAGGTAACTATTTATTCTACTTCAGGCGGTAATCCAACTTATTATTTATTAAAGAAAACTAGAAAAGCAATTTCTTCTACAATTAATACTACAACATTTAGTTTTGGAGCTCCTGTACAATTTGCAACCGTTGAAATTAACTCTCCTAAAATTGTAGGTATTTTAGACGTGATAGATACAGACGGAAATAAATGGTATGAAGTAGATTATTTAGCTCAAGATGCTGTTTATGATTCTATAAAAAACACAAATATAAATGATCCTTATTTATCTCAATATAGTGGAGATACACCTTATTTATTACAATTAAAACAAGTACAAAGAAGATTCGCTTCTCGTTTTATAAGCGCAACCACTTTACAATTACAATTTGGTGCTGGTTCAGCTGCTGACACAGATGAAGAAATCATCCCTAATCCAGATAATGTTGGTTTAGGATTACCATTTGAACAAACAAAGTTAACAACAGCTTATGCTCCTTCAAACTTTATTTTTACAAAAACTTATGGTATTGCCCCTTCAAATACAACCTTAACAGTTAGATATTTAACAGGAGGCGGAGTAATATCTAACGCCGCTTCAGGGGTATTAAATAATCTTCAAGGAAATATTACCTTTTTAAACTCAGACTTAAACGCTGTAACTGCTCAAACAGTATTTAGCTCATTAGCAGTTACAAACCTTGAAGCAGCCAATGGTGGTGGAGACGGAGATACAATTGAAGATATTAGACAAAACGCTTCAGCAAACTTTGCAACCCAATTACGTAACGTAACCCAAGATGACTATTTAGTAAGAACATTATCTATGCCTGCTAAGTATGGTGTTGTGTCTAAAGCATATATTGAACCAACTAAAGCTCAATCAATATCTGCTGGTCAATCTAATTCTATATTAGATTTATACGTTTTAACTTATGATATAAACAACAAATTAACAACAGCATCACCTGCTTTAAAACAAAACATTACAACTTATTTATCACAATATAGAATGGTAAATGATGCTGTTAATATTAAAGATGGTTTTATAATTAACATTGGCGTTAATTTTGATATTATTGTATTACCTAATTATAACAGTAATCAAGTATTATTTGATTGTATAACAGCATTAAAAGATTATTTTTTAATTAGTAAATGGCAGATTAATGAACCTATTATATTAAGAGACATTTATGTATTACTTGATAGAGTAGATGGTGTCCAAACAGTTAAAACAATAAATATAACTAATTTAGTAGGAGAAAGTTTAGGATACTCACCTTATGCTTATGATATAACAGCAGCAACAATAGGTAATGTAGTTTATCCTTCATTAGATCCTTCTATATTTGAAGTAAAATATCCAAACCAAGACATTCAAGGTAGAGTAGTAAACTTATAAAATGGCAGTATATAAACTATTTCCAAGCAAAGACACAACATTATATTCATTGTTTCCTTCAATGAATACAGGGCTAGATCCTATTATTGAGGCTACTCTGACAACTTTCGCGTATTCAAATCCAAATCCTCAAACAAGTAGATTTTTAATTGCTTTTGATGATACTGAAATAGAATCTGTTATTTCATCTTCAATAGGAATTAGCAGTTCTGCTCAATTATTAGATACTGGAAGTTGGAAAGTAACTTTAAACTGTTTTGTCGCTACTGTCACAGGATTAGAAGTAACTCCTACAGGTACATTATTAGAATGTTACCCTGTCTCAGGTGCTTGGAGTATGGGCACAGGCCAATATTTAGATGAACCTATTTCTACTGATGGTGCTAGTTGGGTTTGGCAAACATATTCTGGTTCACAAGCCTGGGGAATTTCAAATTATGGCCCTTCAGCAACTGGTTCTTATAACCTTGCTTACGCGCCCGCAGGTGGTGGTACTTGGTATACAGGATCTGTTATTCCTTCAAGATTAAACTCAAATATTTACCCTATAACAGCATCTCAAACATTTAATTATAGACAAACTAAAGATGTTAATTTTGATGTTACTAATATAATTAGAGCTTGGTATACAGGAGCTATTCCTAATACTACTTTTGATGGATTTATAGTTAAACAAAATCCTGAATTTATAGATAATGCTAATTATCAACCTGAAATGAAATATTATTCAGTTGATACTAACACTATTTATCCTCCTCAATTACAATTTAGTTGGAGAGATTACAACTGGAATACAGGCTCTTCAACTCAAACTATTTTAAACACATTACCAGCTACTATTACTGTAGCAAATAATCCAGGGATATTT